TTTCGAGATTGTATATGATGCCCCGACAGTTGATGTGCTTGAACAGATAAAAGCCGAGATATACGAAGAATTTATGACGATAGACGGTGGGGTGCATGATGAGTCGGCAAAGAAGTGTATGCAGATTATCGACAGGTTCAGAAAGGAGAGATAAGGAATGAAGATTTTAATCGGAACACCTATCAAGGAAACGTTGCCCGTTGGGTATGTGCAATCATTGATTGATATGATCACGGCGGATAAGGACAACGAATTCACATTACAATTGGAATATGGCGCACTATATGACGCACGCGATCGTATATGTCAAAGGGTTATCAAAGAAGATTTCGATTGTGTATTATTTATCGATTCAGACATGACGTTTGAACCAGACGTTGCGCAGAAATTGACATCACACGGTCATGATGTTGTCACGGGGTTGTATGTGGATAAGCACAAGAACCACAAACCGTTGATATTTTCGGAAATATGCCCCGAAACGGGCGACATGGCACCATATGCGTTACGGGCGGGATTGGATTTCACGGAACCATTGGTTGAAATAGCAGGATGCGGCGCAGGTGCATTGATGATCACGAACCATGCATTGCGCATGATCAAGATTCATCAACACGATTGGTTCAAACCATTTAAGGGATTAGGGGAAGACGTTTCATTTTGTCATCGCGCCACGCAAACGGGAATGAAAGTGTACTGCGATACAACGGCACGATTGGGACATTTAAAGACGATTGAATACACCTTCGATGATTGGTCGGGGGTTCTGGATGAAATAAAGGGGGTATGATATGACAAAGGAAGAATTCAAGACGTTACAAGAAGCACGTCGCGATCTTGAACGTTTGGTTGAATTGTACGAATTAGCGTGTGCAGATATTGCGCCGCCGATAAAGGTCCTTGACGGGATGCCGTACAGTTTAACGAATGCGATTCATTCCATGACGGAATCGAAGGCGGTTCGTCTTGAATACCTGTACCAACAGATCGAAGAAAAGTCGACACGGGTTCGTTTATTGTTGGGCAATCTGGACAAAATACCCCGTGATGATATACGGCAGGCAATCGTTTTGCGGTTCCTTTGTTGCTATGATTGGCAGACCGTGAAGGATAAGACACACACGAAATTGAAGCGCGAAACCCTGCGCATGCTTTGTAATTACTATATCAAACGGAAGTTGTAAAATCGGTATTGATTTTTCGATAACGTAGTGATATTATGTACTCTGGAAAAGTGAATTGATTATCATTTTTCAAGGTTTTACCCCCTTATTCATACGATACATCAAGACGTCGCAGACCGTGGCGTCTTTTTGTATGTCCGCTTTTCTGCCATGAGGACGGGGGTATTCGTAAGATGCCCCCACCTTTTGGGAAATACCGACGGGGAAAAATACCGCATGGGTAAAGAAAAATACGGCACACAATATGCGCAGTTCGTAAGCAATCGAAAAAAGATATTGGCGACGCAATCCATATGCGCCATATGCGGCAAACCTGTTGACATGTCATTGAAGTTTCCGCATCCGATGTCGGCAAGTGTTGATCACATAATTCCGTGGGACAAAGGCGGCGATTGTTCGATTGAAAATCTTCAACTTGCGCATATGTGTTGTAACAGGAAAAAATCAAACAAGATTTTTGCAGATGCGCCGAAGCGCGAACAGAAGAAGATCGGGAATCAGACGTTGCCATTGTCTGCGGATTGGGCGACGTTTTAAAAACAGGGGGCAGGACCCCCGACGGCGTAGGGGTCGAAGCCGG